CGATTATCTGAAATAGAAATTCATACAAATAATGCTTTCAATTTTCAGTATATACCAGAAGTACAATTATCCGATGTTCCTGAATGTATTCTTGAATTACTAACCTATTTGAAATAATTCAAATCCTAGCCATATTGAAAGTCAGGAAGAGCAAATAGAAAAGCTGAAAGAAGAGCAGAAAGTATTAAGAGGATTAGCTAGTAGTGGCATAGTTTTAGCCTCATTTAGCCATGATTTAAGCAAACTGAATGATGTGTTAACATCTAGAACGGAAAAGCTTAAGCAATTACTTTTAGAAAAAATAGCAGAGACTGATTATGAAAATATGGAACCTAGGAAGAATCCATTCAATCAACTTGAAAGATTTAAAAAGCAAGATTTAAAGCTTCAAAATTGGTTAAATTTTTCGTTAGGAGCAGCAAGGAAAGATAAAAGGAAACGAAAACAGCTTTTTCTTAGAAGCTATTTTACTAATTTTAAAAATGACTGGTCCACAGTTCTTGACGGTAGAGGTGTCAACTTAGATATAGACAATATTGAAAATATTGATCTAAGGATTTTTGAAATTGATATTGATAGTATATTTAACAATCTCCTAGTAAATTCAGTAGAGGCTTTTAGTTTGTTGAGAGAAAATAGAGACAGGCTGATTACAATAAAAGTTAGTACTAATTCTAAAGAGATAATTATTGATTATACAGATAATGGACCTGGACTATCTCCCGATATAGTAAATCCTGATGAAATCTTTGATCCATTATTCACAACTAGGCGCAATCCTTATACGGGTGAAGAAGAGGGAACCGGGCTGGGGATGTGGTTAGTTAAGTCAATAATTAAAGAAAATGATGGTATTGTGAAACTATTATATCCGGAATTTGGTTTTGGAGTGAGAATAACTTTTCCTATAAAATACAAGAAACAAGAAAATTGATATGAAATACAAAATTTTATTCATAGATGAAGAACAAGAAACATTAGATGATTTTCTTGATTACATTGAAGCTTCCACTCAAAAAGGAAATATCACAGCTTTAACTCAGCTTCCTTTGGGTGATTTAAATGAAATGATAGACTGTATAATCAAAATAAATCCAGATGCGATTATTACAGACTTTAAGCTTAATGACTCTAGGGAATCCATAAAATACAATGTTCCTTACAATGGAACAGAGCTAGTGCAAGCCTTTCAAAATATGAGAGAAGCATTTCCGTGTTTTGTAATGACCGCTTTTGATGATTTAGCTATAAGTGAAAGCGAAGATGTGAATATTGTATATATAAAGAATATATTATACAAAGACGAAAAAGAATCCAAGGCAAGAGCTCAGTTTCTAGACAGAGTTCTTTATCAAATCAATCACTACAAATCCAAAATAAGAAATGCAGAGGATGAATTGCAAAAACTAATTAAATTGAGACAATCAGGTCATGCTGATATCAACGATGAAAAAAGATTAATTGAACTTGATCATTTTTTAGAAAATTCTATTGATAAGAGATGCTCAATACCAGATAAAAGATGAAATTCTCTGAATAGAACAGCAAAGTCGCTCGGCGGCAACCGGGCGACTTCTGTAAACTCTCACGCGGCGTTTAACCGCCGGATAAGCAGTGTTTAACCAATGTCCTACAAAGATAGGGCTTTACTTTGAAAAATATACAACTATGGAAGCACAAGTATTTAACCTATCAACAAACAGATTTCCGTCCTATTCCAATCATCTATCTGTTAACAGAAGTTCAAAAGGCATATTGTTCTGCGATTTTGCAGCCACCTATCTTGCCAAATGCCGGAAATCAGTTAAAGCAAAGCATTGTTACCAAAACGTACTGGATCACTTTGTCAAGTTTTGTAGGATCAACAATATTGCTCCAATGACCTACGAAATAGGCATGGAAATGATGGAAGATTTTGTTTATTACTTACAAGCTACGGCAAAACTTATGAGTACCACCGTTGCAGGCCACCTATGCCACATAAAGACATTGTTAAAAATGGCATCCTACAGTGGGTATGATATTGATTATACCTATTCTGACGTTAACGTTAAAACGGACGAGCACGATGTTGTCACGCTTGACCGGGACGAGATCACCCGGATATACGTATATAGTAACTTGACAAAATCAGAGGTTGTAGTACGTGACTTGTTTGTTATTGCCTGTCAGACAGCTTTGCGTTATTCCGACTTTTCACGCCTGAAAGAGGAAAATTTCATTGATAATGTTATCCAAGTTAAAACGCAAAAAACTGGCACATTGGTCATTATACCCCAATCCAAATACGTGCGCGAAATCTTACGTAAATACAACTACCAGTTACCCAAATGTCCCTGTATTCAATATTTTAATAAAGTCATAAAAAGCGTATGCCGAAAAGTCGGAATTACCCAGTCTGTACCTTACGAGCGCACCATTGGATTGGAGCGCGTCTCTTTGATGGTCGAAAAATGGAAACGTATCGGTTCTCATTCAGGCAGACGTAGCGCCGCGACCAATATGTTTTTAGCTGGAATACCGGCACTTCGGATCATGAAAATCACCGGACACAAAACAGAAGAAGCATTTATGCGCTATATTGGATTAAGTAAAGAAGAAAATGCGGCGGTACTGGCAGGGAATATGTTTTTCCATTAGAATTTATTGTTGGTTCCAAATCAATTCATATTTTTGATGCTGAAAAAGTATTTTTTCATAGTTTAAGTTTTAGGTAGGCAGTAGCTGTGAAGCTGCTGCCTTTTGTTTTTATTACTGTTTTATTTGGCTTGTGTTGTTTATGACCTTTATTTTGTAATCAAAGTATAGGAATATGCCGGAACAATACGAATTAGGATTTGATGTTGGGACAACAGTCCCGGAACGACTCAGAAGGAGACGGGTAAGAATGCCCGCAAGTTCTGAAACCGATCTTTCGAATCGTCGTATGCGTGTAAATGATCGTAATCGTACCTTGATTGCTCGTTATTATTATTGGACAGAGATACGCCGCAGGCGGTTTGATGATGTAATGTATATCCTTTCAAAACAAGAATTTTTTGTAGAAGAACGAACAATAAGCAACGCTTTACTTGATTTAAGTGATTATTTAAACGACCTTTACAAAGTAAAAAAAGAAGCTAGAGAACTAAAAAAGGAGTTCCCTAGCTGGAATTGGGATAATAATTAAACTGATTTGATATGAAAAAACTATTGATGTTATTATTGGTTTTGATACCTGTTCTTTCTTGGTCACAAGACAAAATAAATTATGATTCTGAATATAAGTACAGCTCAAGATATACAGTGATAGCCACTAATACTGTTAAACGGGAAATTTATCAAAAAAATGATAGTATTATCATTGAAAAATATTTTAAAGATTCAGGGGCAAACCTTTCTTTGAAGATTGACAAAAAAGATGATAATAAGGAATTGATGTTTCTTAAGCGAAAAGACAATGCCCCTTGGTATTACTGTCATGATAAACTTGGATATAAATATATCCTAATTGGATTACATAGTAAAACGGTTGATTTATACACCATCTGGTCAGAATTGGAAATCGAAAAAGAAACCTTTGAATAATAAGTAAGCGGGGCATTTCACCCCGCTTTATTTATTGTATTCCATAAACGTTGTCCCATAAACAATAGTATATACCTTAACCTTGTTTGCTTGTACAGTTGATCTCGCACTTTTCCGGCTAACGGGTGAAATAATTTCTTCTGCTGTCCAGCCTTGCATACAGTTTTGTACTTTCTCTATTACATCCAGCCTTTCCAGTGCTTTACGACGCACAGCTTCCGGCGCTTTACTGTTCGTTTCTCCGGCAGGTTGGAATCCTATACGTAAAGTAATGTTTGCGGTAACAAGTTGCTCCGTTTCGTTTTCATCCTGGCAGGAAGGGTATTGGATATCTACCAGACAACAAGGAAAATCTACAGCCGGGCGTATATCTGCTGCCGTATTCAGTTGTCCTTCGTCTTCATCTATCCAGCGTAGTTCCGGTACTTCTTTCTCCAAATGGTCGCATAGCGCAATAAATATTTCTGCATTCATGCTTTGTCTATTTTAATGAGTTTATATATCCTTCTATCCGTTTGTGTATTTCCGCTGCCAGTTCATCCGATTTACCCATAAACTGGCGTTGTGGTATGTTTGCCTGGCGGGTGTGCTCCTTAACATTCACATCCCCGTATTTTCGCGTTCGGCGCACATGTGCAGGTACTACCACCGATCCCGCATAGCCTTCGTTGTGTATTTTGGCATAGCCTACCTGATCGTTTCCGGCAGAGATAACAACCTTGTCACGCCCTACATAAGCCGGGCGTATGCTGTTCAAAAGTTTGCCGCTGTCAATCAGAAGGGAGCCTGTTTTCTTTGGGATTCTGGGCGGCGCCCAGGGGTTTCCGTCAAAAGCCTTTTCGGTAAAGCGTCTTTTATAATATTCCGTGGCCGTCTCCGCCACTATGGCGGATGCCCTGTCCAGCACTTTGTCCGGCAGGGTGGTTAAATAATTTTCTAATCCGTTGAAATCCATATCAAAAAGTTTTATATATTTGTAATCAGAAGCGCATAGTTCCGGGGGTGAATAGACGATGCTACCCTCGCGGGTGATGGGGGCATTATGAAGGCTTGGGCTTTATACAGCGGAGCGATGCGTTAACCCGAAGCGGCGATAGGAAACTGGCTATCCAATCCGGTAAAGCGGAAAACCTCGTGCAGGCATTCCAATAAGGCGGACGGACGCAAAGACTTGTCACCGCGTTATTTTTTTATCAACAGCCCCCGGCGGTACCTCCATCTGGGATCTATTTTCCGGCTTTTCTTCGATACCTCCCTGATCCGTGGGTTTTGTTCTATTTCAAACCACGTTGCCACCCGGTACACCGTCCCGTTCTTTACGTCACACACCACGTTTATAGCCTTGCCGGAGTAAAACTTGATAAAGTTCATGTTCCTAAACTCCCCGCCTTTTACATAATCGTTGATCCATATTTCATCCGGCCTGGAAAGCGTATCAACCATGCAATCAAGCAAAGGAATACGTGTTTCCGTGTACTTCCCAGCCGTGTGCTTTTTGAAAACATTCTCCGTCAGTTCGACATCCCGTCCTTTGTAATCCTTTATCAACCGGTGAGAGGCCAGCCATTCATCCGTATTGCCTTCAAACAGGGGGGCTTCTGTTGTTGCTGCCCCCAGTTTCTTCCCGAATGAATCCAACCCGTAATCATTGTAATAAAGGTTACCCACCAGCTTTGATGCCTTGTCAGGGAATTTCTGTATATACATCTGGTTGCGGGTGAATACCTCTGCCGTCTTACCCCTGTTCACATCCCAATGCTGGGCTTTGTTCTGTTGCCATTCGGCCGTATCAAAATAAGCGTCGCACCTTTCCTGCATAGCCTTAATATTGACGCCCGCTACTTCATGCGCCATCCGCGGAACCACATAACAGCGGCATTTCCACCCGTTTGGCGGGAATATCTTATTCCACCTCGGATCATTAGCCGGCAATATCAATCCATCCAGTTCGGCATGTTCCGGCCGTACCTTATCATCCCCTGCTGTTTTGTACTCCCAGTATGGGAACAGGTCGGTTTGTTTGACAAGCCGCTGGTAATTACTTGCCGATTCCGCCGTTAATACCGCAGTCTCATGCTCTGTTTTCTGCCATTGCTTGTTGAAAACTTCCGTTACCTGTGATGCTTTCTGATAAAAGTCTTCAAAACTGTTGCTCTCCCGGAACAGGCTGTTTAATTCCTGCAATTCTGCCAATGTTTTAGCGGCTGAGAAATGAAAGAGGTTTATTTCCATAGCCGTGGTAAACGCATCATCCCTTGCCCCGTATGTAAACCCGGTATCTGCAAGTCTCAATTTCTTGTTGTTACCTTCTGAAATAGCGGCTACCAGATCGCCGGAAATAAAATTGAATAGTTCGCTATCGAAATAAAGTCCGCCTCCACTTTCGGCTATCCGGTTAATGATTCTGTTTTCCAACGTGTCATCACTCAGCCGTATGCGGGCTTTTCCATTCAATGCCCCGGCTTGCGGGGCTCCTGCGAAAAAATCCCACAAACGGAGATACCAGCTACGGTCATGGTTCTTTATATCCGGTTTCTTGTCTTTCTGGCCGTCAGGATCGGCCGGATTATCAGGATCATCGTCTGGCGGTAAAATAAGTTGCGGCTGTTGTTCCTTCCGTGCTATCGGCTCGTCTCCTTCGGGTAATGGAATATTATACTTGTCATACAGATAAGATTGCGGTATAGGTAATATATCCGCCAACTGTACAGTCTCTGCTACCGTTATCTCCTGTGCCTTATCCAGGAATTTGAACTTACCACCCGATACCGGATAACCCCGTTTTTCAAGTAACGGAACAAAGAACTTATTCAACATGCGTTCCACAAAACGGCGATCTGCGCGGTGTTTCTTTTCCTGTACTTCCATGTGTACCTGGCTTTGGGAAAGTGAACTGCCGTCCTGTGTTGTCATGGTTTGCCCCAGGATAGTAATAAGTACCTCCTCGTTGCAGGCGTTCCGAAAGTCATTATAAAGAGCCCCGTTACCGCTGTTGCTGAGTGTGGTTTGTTCGGCTTCCGTTTCTTTGGGTATTACCAAATACGGGGCGGAACCAGCCTCTTCAAAGGCCTGTATCAATGCGCGGCGGCTTTGTTCGTCCATACTGCTATACTTTCCGATACGCTGGGGCATCCCGAACAGTTCGACAAATTGCGCCCAGTCGCCAAAGCCGCCCCGTTTGTAAATAACATAAGGCGCGGCACGGAGCAGTATGCCGTAGTCATCATCTTGTCCGAATTGGGTAATAAGATCGTTGCCGGCATAAGGTATGCCGTGTTCGTCTTCTTCGCGTATTGCTATCTCTTTTGTTTTCGGACGGATGTGTTTACGCGGTATTGATTTAAAGCTCAACCCGTCCTTAAAGTCAAATTCATCTACCGTTATGCCCCAGAAGCGGGATAACATTATATCGCGCAGGAGCAATTCAAATTCCGGTGTGTCCATCAGGTCGTCGATCACATCGGCACGCTTACCGTTAATTGTAAATGCCAGGTCGGCATCCGTTACCGCATCGATACGTTTGTCGATTGCATCCGAAAGGTAGCCGTCAATCAGGAGGTCTGTATAGAGGTCATATAGTTTTGTCCGGTTCCCCATATCCGCCAGGCGTAGCGCGCTTCGCCACGTACCAATATCATTTATCCCGCGGTGTATGGGGCGTACCAGTATTTCGGTATGTACCGGAGCTTTATTTTTACCGGGCTGATTTAAGCCCGTTTGAAGCGTTCTCTTTTTTTTGTTTGCCATGATTCATCTTTTTATTTTGGATTGATTGTGCAAAAGTTTAAACAGCGTTTAAACGCTCATTCTAGTAATGCTGTGTCCTCTTGGGATTGCTCCCGTAGGCAACCGGGCCGATCGGATTGTTTTTTTCGGCTTTTCCTCCTTCCGGTTCCTTACTCGGTAGATCGGGCGAAACATCGCCACGCTGTACGGCTTTGAGCCAGTCAACGGCACGTTCGTACCGGTCTTGCCTGAGAGGTAATTCACTCCCTGCATTGCACAGGTTGATAAGATGCCATACGGCAATGTCCTTTACGAAAATCAGCAGTAGCTGGTTCCGTTTACTACCGGAGGCGGAAAAGGTACGCGCCGTATCAAACCGGGTCAGGTAGCCGCGCGCCTCGGCAATGGCGGCATCGATAGCCGCTTCGGCAATCGTATTGTCTCCCCGTGTAATGGTTTCCACCTGTTCATCGTGCAGGTGGGTGCTTAGTTCTTGTAATGTCAGGTATGCCATGTGTTATAATGGATTGGGTTATTAATATCGTTTATTGTTCCGTGGCCGGGTGCCTACCGTGCAACTTCCGGCCTTTAGTGATACCATTTTCTGCTGGCAGACATAGAAGCCGCCTTCTACACCATCCGGGCCGTCGGCAGGTGCCGGCAGTCCGTCGTCAAACAACAGGAATTGTTCTTCCAGGCGAGCCATGTGAGGGTTGTCCTTTTCGGCAATATTCAGTATCATACGCCCGGCACGGTTCAGGGGTTCAAGATTCCCCTCTATACGAGCAAACTTGTCCGGCTTATTACGTAAATCCGGGGAGATTGGGATAATATATCCGGTTTCCTCCCATTTCTTTTGGAAAAGCGGAACAAAGACCTGCTCATAAAAAGGGTCTTGGAGTTTGTTGTTTTCAATAAAGTTATAGACTTGTGTTTTGTCTTTCACATAGTCACGTTGGTAGTAGTACCAGTTGACAAATTCTTCATTCTTTACATGATCCAGATACCCTGTTATCACATAGAGGTTGCCTTCCAATATGCCTACAAGAAAGTTTGCTTTGTATGATCCCAGTTTTTTTACCCCCTTTTTATTGGCGACTTTATTGGATGGTGCCGGGTCTCCATAACTGACCAGGAACGGGAATTTATGTAGAGGCGGGATAGCGCCCCATTTAATCTCTTTAAAATAACTGCCTTCTGTCACCGGGTTGTTGAAGCATTCTTTTTGGGCACTGGCGGCGCTTACCTGTGCCAGTACATCGTCTATCGTTTCCTCGTCGTTCTTTTCCGGCCAGACGGATGTTCCATAGGCAAAGTCATTTTTTGCGTCAGGGTGGTTCATGTCCACCATGCGCAGGTTGATAATATCCCAGTTGCCGATTGGATGCTCGCGCTCTGAAAGTTCCCTTGCTTTCTTTCCGGCACGGGCTACACAGCAGTCTTTAGCTATGATATTACCGCAAAAGATGGTAAGCAGCGGTTCGGAAAAAGAGCGGGTAAAATAAAGCGCCTGTTCAAACCAGTTCCATTTGTCATTAACGATCTCCGGGTTCCGGCATTCTTCGTCCGTATCGTAATCATCAACCAATATTGTGTCAGGGCGTACTTCTTCGATCTTTACACCGCGGGGAGATTGGCGGGCGCCAACGGCTATAAAAGATACCCCATTTTTCGTAATAAAGTTATCTTCCGTCCATTTAAACCCCTTTTGGTCGCCATAGTAGAATTGTATTCGCTGGTTGGCTTCGAGTTGCGCCCGGTAATGGCTCAGGAGCTTTATTGCATTGTCGTTACTGTTGGAACAAAGGATGATGTTGCGTTTCTTTCCGGTAAGTACCAGGAACAGTACAACGAACATGACAATGGTACTTTTTGCCAGTTCACGCGCCCAGGATAAGACTTCATACCAGTTCTTGGGGCTGTATACGAGCCGTTTTATAGCTTTTTTCTGAAATTCGGCAAACTCATATTTTGCATAGTTCGGAAACATTTCTTTCATCCATAGTAAGGGGTGGCTTTCCAGGTAAGAAAGCCGTTTTTGCCGTTCGGCATAATCCATGTCGAAATCGACAGCCGTATCTTTACGGAGTGCCTTAAGATATCCGTCCCAGTCTTCAATGGCCTGTTTGTCTATCGCTTTGAACGTTTTCATTTCAATCTCTCCTTTATGTATGCGTCAAAATAGTAGCTTAATTCTTTGGCCTTTTCCACATCGGTTTTGCGTAGCCAGTCTAGCAGCCCTTTAGACACACTGATAATATCCGATATGCCAGTTTCTTTTTCCATCTTCTCAATGGCAGATGCCAGTTTGTTGATCGTATCGGCTTCTTTAGACGTAGCAAAACGTTCGCCGTCTTTACGTCCGGCTATGGCCTTGTTAATCTCCGCTACCTGGCGGTAGAGGTTGGCCAGTTGTTCCTCGCGTGTAAGGCTGACAGAGGTCTTCAATTCCTCCCATTTTTCGATCTTTACCCACTTACATAAGGTTTGTTTACTCACTCCCACACGTTCGGCTACCTCGGCCTGCGTAAGATGTTCTTTCAAATAGAGCATTTTCGCCCAGTCCTTTTTTTGTTTTATGCTTAAATCCGCTCCCATCTATATACCTTTTTTATTGGTTTACACCATCAAAAGTACAGACCTGAAACCGACTGGAATAATCGTATTGTATTGGTTTACAGATATATGTAAATAAACTGCATAAATAGCGTAACCATTACAAACTGATTTTTTTACCTCATTTTAAGCCTCCAACTTTGGGGTAGAAAATCAAAAAAACGATGGCGAAAAAGACATTTATATTACACGATGATACAGTTAACACACAGGGATTCCGTATGCTCACCTCCGGGGCTGACCTTTCCGTGTTTATCAGTAATCCGGTAATGCTCCTTAACCATAATGATTGGGATTTGCCGATCGGCCGATGGGAGAATATCCGCAAAGAAGGCAACCGGATATTGGCTGATGCTGATTTTGACGAAAAAGACGAACGGGTCGCTGCTATCATGGGGAAAGTAGAACGGGGCTACCTGAAAGCGGCCAGTATCGGTGCATGGCCTCCCCTTGAAACATCTTCCGATCCTGCCCTGATGCTACCCGGACAGGAATTGCCTACGGTTACCAAATGGCTTGCGCGTGAAGGTTCCATTTGTCCCATCGGGAGTAACCACAATGCACTGGCCATGTATGATAAGGAAAACAAACGCATAGACCTGAGTGACAAAAAACAGCTTATAAAATTATTCGATACCGGAAACGGTAGTAACCCATATAAAAATGAAGTACAAATGACAATTTTAACAGGACTATTAAAACTGTCGGATAATGCCAACGAACAGGCCATTGCCGACGAAGTGCGTAAAATCATCCAGATGCGCGACAACCTCCAAACGGAGAACGGGACATTGAAAACAGAGAACGGGGCGCTGACTGCCAAGTTGCAAGCCTTTGAGAAAAAGGAGAAGGACGCCGCTAAAGCTGCTGCTATCGGGTTGGTAGATGCAGCCATTAAAGACGGCCGTCTGGATGCCAAAGGGAAAGATGCCTGGCTGGCCATGTTTGACAGCAATTATGAGCAGGCCAAAACGCAGTTGGAGGCTATACCAGCCCGCGGATCGGTAGCGGCACAAGTGCAAACCTATGCCGGTGATAAAGGTGCAATCAAGTTGGCGGATATGGCATTTGCCGACATCGTTAAGGCTGACCGCCTGAAAGAACTGAAGAAAGAGCCGGAGTTGTATAAACAGAAGTTTTTTGAGGCATACGGAAAATATCCGGCCTGAAACAAGTATAAACCATATAAAACAAAATGTAAGAATGAAAGCAAAATTTATTGTTGCGCTGGTAACTGCGCTATTGTTTAACGCCCTGACTAGCGGGATATTTGCCGATACATTAGGTATCAGCCACGGGGCTATGTTTGCCGTACAGATGGGATTGTCACTTATTCCCTTGAATATGACAGGCTGCCTGTGCGAAGGGCTGAACCGTGAAATCTGGATTCCTGAGATTATTGAAAAGTTCTATCCTGCGGATTCGTTTTTGACCTATTCCAAAAGCCTTGATGCCTGGGTGGATAATAACAAACTGAATCTACAGGAAGCAGGCGTTGATCCGGCTGTATATATCGATAATGAACAATACCCCATCCCGGTGGCTGTCCGTACGGATATACCTCATGAAATTGTCCTCAAACGCTTTGATACCGAAAACACAGTGCATATCAATGCAATTGAGATTGAGGAATCCGCCGAAAAACGCCAGAGTGTCATTGAAGGACACCGTAATTCCCTCCGCCAGAAGTTTGCCCGCCTTGCCGCCTTTAACTGGGCACCGGCACAAAACGGGGAGTTTACGCCTGTCAAAGCATCGGACGGAAAAACCAATGCCCGTGGGTATAAGTCCATGACATACGAGAAGGTAATGGACATGGAACTGGTATTTGACGAGTTGGAAATACCACTGGATAAACGTGTCCTTGTTTTGAACCCGTTGCATGCAATGGATTTGCGCCTGCAGGATATGGATATGTATAAGGCTTTCTACAGTGAAAACAAACTGTTCTCCTTTACAGTTGTTCGTTCCTCTCTTAATCCACGCTATAACGGTACAACCGGAAAGAAACTGGCCTGGAATGCTGCTGTCTCTGCTACAGATGCTCCTTGCTCACTCTTTTATTACCAGGAAGCAGTTGCCCGTGCCCGTGGTACGGTTGACATGTATTCAAGACTGAATGATCCGGGGTACCGTGGAGATGTGGTTGGCTTTAATATGCGTGGCGTGGCTACGCCTGTAACGGGTAAATACCTGGGTGCCGTTTACTCCCCGAAAGCCTGATGTTTAACTTTTTAATCTTTATATAAAATGAGCTATATCAATATGAAATCGCGTAGGAGTTTTGACTTCTACGCCCCTTACAACGAAGAAGGCGAACGCGTGGTAACTATCCCGTTCCCGGTTGCGGTAAAACGCGAAGTGTCTGAAACAGGTATCGTACATGATGCTAACCCAGCCCTGGTGACAGTTGCACCCGCAGCCGAAAAGACAATTGATGTGGAAACGAAGGTGCAAGCCGGGTCATTAATGATTGTCCGTAATGAAGGTACGGCAGTGGCGACCGTCGGCGGCGCCAATTGTGCAGCCTCCAAGGTAACCACCTTGATGTGGGATGGTAACGCGTATGTTGAACTGGCAAATTCTACGATTGCATGAGAACCGGACAAGCAGGCGTTAACCTGATAAAGCAGTTTGAAAACCTCCGTTTGAAGGCTTACAAATGCCCTGCCGGTATCTGGACTATCGGGTACGGGCATACGGCCGGAGTAAAACCCGGCGATGTGATAGACGAGCGGAAAGCGGAACAATTGCTGGCGGAAGATTTACGGCAATTCGAGGCAGTGGTAAATCGGGAATGCCCCGGTATCAACCAGAACCAGTTTGATGCCCTGGTGTCGTTTTGCTTTAATGTCGGTACAGGCAGCTTTATCAAATCAACTTTACTAAAATGCGTAAAGGCGAATCCCGGAAATGTAAATATCCGTCATGAGTTCAGCCGCTGGAACAAATCAGGCGGTGTGGTACTGGCCGGACTGATCCGCCGCCGCAAGGCAGAGGCCGATTTATATTTTTCTTAATACTAAAGTGACGCTATGAACTGGAATTTATTATTGTCCATGCTGGGGACAGGCGGGTTGGTTGCTTTTGTGAACTGGCTTATCAACCTGAAAGCAACGCGCCGTAAAAGCGTATTGGATAAGGACGAAATATCCCGGATCATGGCGGAGCGGGATAACGAAACGATACTCAATTTGTATAATGAAAACAGGAACATACTTGAAAAACTGGCATCGCTGGAAAGCATGTTGTATAAGCTGGTTGTTTGCAAGCATTTTGATACTTGCCCTGCCCGTTACGAGTTGCAGAACTACAAACAGAACAACAAATACCAGCGCGCTAGACAGTCTACAGTGGAACAAAAAGGTAAGCGTTACCCTCGCGACAATCCCGTCCAGCCTGGCAAAGTTGACAATCCCGACGGACAGCCTCCGTAATCTGCCCACTGGGGCGGTTTACGAAAAGAAATCCGGGCAGGCAACCCTTAAACTGGGATATAAGGACGGGAATATAATTGCAACGGCAACCTGCGACAGCCTGCAGCAACTGGTGTACACTTATGAAGAAGAATTAAGCCGGCTAAAAAAAGAAAACACCGAACTGCAGGAACAGATCAAGCCTCCTGAAAACCCGTTTAAATGGTATTTGTGTGGTGTTTTAACAGGCATCATCCTTACAATAGCAAGCGTTTTAATAATCAAACACAAACGAAAATGACAGAAATAAAAAAAACACGATCCATAGGCCTGAAAAAAATTTTGACAGGTGCCGTAAACCCGGCCGGAGGAATGCCGGAAGCATTGGCCGCACTAGGTAAGACCTTTAAAGGCACGGCATCTTTTAATACCGAAAATGACCAGACACAGGATTTTTATTCGGAGGAAGTCCCGACTGCCCCAGAAGAATCCGTACCTACAGAAGCCGGATTGAAGCAGTTGAAGTGGAACTTGATGGAATGGGATAACCAGGCCTTGATAACAGTATTTGGAGGGTCAACAAAACAGGTTGATGTTATTGTTGATGGTAAAACGTACAGCGTTGAAAAATACGTTGCCCCCCGTGATACGGTAACGATAGAACAGGCAGTAAGGGCTATTAGCCGTTACAATGTGGTTATTGACATTCCGCGTGCTCAAATAACAGCCCGCTTTATCTGGAACCTTACACAAACCGAAATTGCCCAGATTGAAATAACGGCAAAGGCAATGGCACCTAACGGCGAAGACGACGGCCCGTATGAGATTTACAAATTAGGCGAACCTAAACCGGCTGCATGATGAATATGGTAGAAATGGACGCCGCCGATGCCCTGATGGATCGGCGGCTTAAAATAATACTCCCTGCACCGTGGATCATGCGGGTGTTTGGCAAGAAGACCATACCGGTATGGGTAAAACGTCCGGTTGCACAGAACCTATTGCGTATATCGCGCCTGTTAGTCAAAATGGGTATCAATTTGAAAGAATTGAAAGCAGGTGAATTGGGTACGTTAATGGGGTGTATCGCTGAGAACCTGGTACCGGCATCACGTATTATTGCTTACGGAATGATACGGGGAGCCATTGCCTCCTGGATGTTAAACCGTCCGCTTGCCTTATACCTGCGTTGCTATATGGACATGCGTAGCCTGGCGGAGCTCGCAAACATTATCGTACTGATTAGCGGAGGGGAGGATTTTGTAAGTATTATCACGTCGGTGAGCAGTTTAAGGATAACGCAACCGACGGAGAGCCAGACAGGAAGCGGGAGTTAAAGGAGTATGAACCTCCCCATAGCCCGTTCGGGCGTATCTACGGATTGGTATCACAAGGGGTGTTTACGCTTGATGAAGTAATGAACCGAATCCCGTGGTGCGTATTGATGATGATGGTTAATGACCAGGGGAAGCTGAAAGGGACAGAAACGGCCGATGCAAAAGAGGAAATAATAGGAACAGAGGACGAAGAATTAAAATTTTTAGGACTAGCTTGATATGAATACGGAACCGATTTATGTAACGTTTGAATTTAACGGTAACCTGGGCGAAGAAGTCTCCAAGGTTAAGCTGGGTATTCAGGGACTGCGCAATGAATCCGCCAACACCTACAAACGGTTATTGGCAGACAGTAACGAAGCCTTTAATGCCATGAGTGTGAACAACCGTAAACTGGCCGTATCGATCCAGGAAGATATTAATTCGCTCCGCCAGCTAGCCGCTGCCCAGAAAGCAGCGGATGATGCGTTAGCAAAAGGTACTATCTCTGCTAAAGACTACGCGGAAACCAAAGCCCGTTTGTCTGTCCAGGAAGCGGATTTGAGGCAGGGCATACAGGATAATATGGCTGCTTTGGATGAATCCATTCAAAAAGACCGCGAGGCGATTGGCTCTATTGAAGCCAAACAGGAAGCCCTTGCCAGGTTGGAAGGAACCTACCGCAAGTTATCTTCTGCCAACCGCAACGGACAGGAAGGGCAACAGTTACTTGCACAGATAAGCTCGCTTAAATCCGAACTTAGCGGACTGGATAAGGCTTATCAGGATGCTACCGGAAGCGGGCAAAGCCTGTTACAGACGATCCAATCCACACCGGGCCCGGTTGGCCAAACAGCTTCGGCTATCGGTAAAATGACAAAAGCGGCGCTGGCTTTTATTGCGACTCCGTTAGGAATGTTCCTTGCTGCTATAGCCGCCGGGCTGGCGGCCGTAACGTCCTGGTTCCACCGGACAGAAGAAGGAGAGAATGCTTTGGCTGTGGCAACAGCTACTTTCGGGCAGGTACTTGACAGCCTGTTGGATGTGGTGGATAATGTAGGCGAATGGCTGTATAAAGCCTTTACCAAACCGAAGGAAGCATTGTCCGACCTGTCCGAATTTATCAAAGGGCAATTTATGAACCGTCTATCTTCCATATCCAAGATGGGAAGCGCCATTGTTAAGATATTTTCTGAGGATTGGAAACAAGGCTTTGCGGATTTTGGAAATGCTTTCCTGCAATTTCAGACAGGTATAGAAGATGCCGGAAAGAAGGCGTCTGAGTGGATGGATGATACTATTGAGAAAAGTAAGAGACAGGGAGAGATTCAAAGAGAATTAAATAAGATCAAGGATGAAACGCGTGTGCTAAATGAGCAGATTGCCCAAGATGAAATCAAAAAACTAAAACTTCAAGAAAAAGCCAGAGATGAACAAGTTCCAGAGAAGGAAAGACTGGCAGCTTTAAAAGAAATCAATAAAATCATTGATGATACTTCACGGAAAGAAGCTGATTTAGCTAAAAGGAAAATGGATTTAACAAAAGAATTACATACGTTATCCCATTCTGATAGAGCTGCCAATGATGAGGATTCTCGTTTGAAAGTGGAATACTTGAATAAACAAGCAAACGGAATACGTGAACAATTGTCTTTGATCCGTCTAAAAAATGGTATTACAAACCGGATAAACAAAGAAGAAGCCCAAACCGCCATTGATTTGTTAAAAAAGGAATTGGATAAGAAAAAAGAGGCTTACGCTTTGTATTACCAGCAGGTTGAGAATTTAGGTAAAGCTGCCGCTGATAAAGCCTATGCGTCTTTAATTAAGGATGGAGCCAGTTACCGGGAATACCTGCAAAAGCAAATAGCGGAATTGGAAAAGAAGGATAACCGTTCAAAGGATGATGACGACGCCCTTTCTTTCCTCTATTATGAAAAAAGCCAATTGGAAGGTAAAAAGTCTGCCGCCGACCTGATGAAAGAAGAAATCGAAAAGCTAAAGACTCTCTATGGAAACGATTTGTCAAAGCTTAAAGAGGAATTATTGAAATTGCAAGAAATGAATGCCGGTGACAAATCAGAAACCGGGGTACAAAAAGGAAATGTCATCAATCAGGCATTGAACGAAGCTGACAAAGAAGCGGATGCCAAATTCAAAGACTTACTAAAAACATACCAGACCGGATTTCAAAAGCTAGCAACCTTAGAAGAAAACTACCGGAAAGATGTTGCTTTCCTTCGTTCCCGCATAAATGAAAATTCAACGGAAGAAGAAAAGAAACAGATAGAAGATGCCATAAAGGCACGTACAGAGGCGTATGGTAATGCCCTGTTAAAAGAAAGCGATATGTTTACCCGGTTGTTCAGTGATTTGTCGAGGGAATCGACAAAAGAACTGGAGAAATTACTGGATCAGGCGAAAAGTACCGATCTGACAGGCTTTTCACCTAAAGATATAAAAGTCTTTCAGGATGCCGTCATTAAGCTAGAGAATGAACTTAGGGAACGTAATCCGTTCAAGTCTTTGTCTAATGACTTTAAGGAACTTATATCCGACATAAAGGGAGGTAAAGATTTAACCCAGGCACTGGATAAGTTTGGAAAGTCTTTTTCTGCTGCCAAAGATTACATAAACAGTTTGAGCAAACCTTTGGGACAGGTATTTGGCGATGATGTAACTTATGCGATTGACCAGGCTATGGCACTTACGCAGGCTGTTTTTGATGTCGGTACCGGCCTTGCCAAATTATCCCAGGGTGATATATTGGGGGGTGTCTCCGGTCTGTTCAAAGGTCTGGGTTCTATCTTTTCTATGGGCAAGAAAGTTAAGGAAATGAACCGCAAAGCCAGGGAAGAACAACAAAAGTACTACGATGAAGCCCTGCAGGGTGAAATGGAATATCAACGTTTACTTCGCGAACGTTTACGTACCCAACAGGAAATCGGAGAAAGCGCTCTGGCATATAATAAGCGAATCACAACGGAACTGGCCAAACAGCAGCAAGCCTCTGCCAACGAGTACAACCGTCTGATGGCGCAAATACAGGGTGAGGATTATATAAGTGGTGTAGGTTATAAACATGGTACCTGGTTTCGTAAAGCCAAGACATGGAATGAATACAGCAGCCTTGCCGGCAAAAGCTATGAGGATATTGAAAAGCTATACACAGAGGGCAAACTGGAAGATAAAGTTGCCAAACTGTTTGAACAGCTAAAAGAACTGAAAGAGGAAGGGGCGGACATTAACCAGATGTTGGCAGACCAGGCGGAAGCCATGCGCGAAGCGTGGACGGGAACAACGGTTGACAGTATTGCAGACAGTATAATTCAGGGATTTGCAGAAGGGAAACGTTCTGCCGCTGATTTTGCCAATAGCTTTCAGGAAATGCTAAACACTGCCGTATTGCAAGGCATTAAGATGAAGGTATTGGAAGAACCTCTCCGACAGTGGTATGAAAGTTTTGCTGCTGCCAGCAGTGGAGGGCTCACGGCTGATAAGATAGCAGATTTAAGGGCACAATATGACAAGATTATTGCCGATGCTGCAAAACAATTGGAAGATGCAGAGAAAATAACAGGCATCCCGGTTGGTGCGGATGCTAGCCGGACTTCAGCAGCAAAAGGTATCGCATCCATGAACCAGGACAGCGCAGATCAGTTAAACGGCAACTTTTATGCCCTGTTGATCTATCAAGACAAAACAAGTAAGGCGATAACAAATATCAACACGTTGCTTGTCCAGGGATTAAGCATATTAAATCGGATAGTAAACAATACAGACCGGCTGGAAAACATTGAAAAAGAGATAACGTCCATGCGAAGTAATTTCCAACAGATAATCAATAACGGTATATTGCTTAGAAAATCATGATAGATAATTGCTACATAGATGGCATAAGTGCCCGTAGCCGTTTCGGTGTATGGGTGACAAAAGGCGGTTATAAAGATTTGCTGACCTTCCCGGCTTTGGCTGTCCCTGATACGACATCATGGCCGGAAGAAGACGGCATAGAGGTTGATTTATCCGAACCAAGATTGCAAGAAAAAGATATTACAATATCTTTCCTGGCAAGCGACCCCAATATAGATGCGTCTGATTTCATAGCCTATGTAAGCAATCCGGGGTACCATACTTTATATGTGCCAATTTTAAAACGTACATGGCAACTTCGTTTATCGGATCAACCGGCAAATAAGGTCTACCCCTCCGTTCGCGAGTTCTCATTAAAGTTCGTGGAAGATGCACCAACTCGTCCGGTTGTCTCACTTCCTGATCCCGGTTTGTTTATCCGGGATTCAGGTTATGAACTAGATGGCGTTTCTTTTGCCGATTACGGTGTTGTAGTTGATGTTGCCCGCAATGAATTATTAAAAGCTCCGGCAGCAAAAAAGAATCTTTGCCGCAAAGTCAGCACAACGGATGGACAGATATATGACGTGGATCACCTCGTATTTGAAAGTAAGGATGTAACGTTTAAATGCCATTTTAAAGCCGTTTCAATGGATGCCTTTTGGCAATGTTATGATGCTTTTTTTGCTGCATTAATACAACCGGAGGAAAGGCAATTGTATGTAGATTACACCGGAGAGGAATACCCTTGCTATTACAAGCAAAGTTCCGGTTTTAAGATTTTAAGCATAAGTAATCCTGTACTTGTTGAGTTTAGTTTTACGCTGGTATTTACAGTATTCCGCGTTGGCGAAACAGAATATTTGTTGGCCACCGAAGGAGGCGAATTAATAGTATTGGAAGATGATGGCGAAACAGTAATAGATTTAGGATATGGCGAATAAAAAGAAAAAAATATCAGAATTACCCCTTGTGGGGTCTCTTGTCGGCCTTTACACGATTGGCGTAGATGCTGCAAACAAAAGCGTAAAGGTTTCTTTGGAATGGCTCAAAACGGCCACCGACAATATAACGACTGCAATCAGTAACGCTTCCAAGGCGGCAGATGCAGCCAACACCGCCGCTGGAAAGGCTGATAAGGCCGCTGTGGATGCTGGGGCAGAAATGACTCGTATTTCGCAAGAAGCGAGTCAAGTTATCACCGATACAAATACAGCAAAGACCAATGCAGAAACAGCTACTACAAACGCAAATACGGCGGCTACAGCAGCCAACGCAGCAGCTGGATTAGCTACAGATGCAG